ACCGTAGCGAAACGCTGACTAGTGCGGCTATACCATTTACTGGAGGTGCGTAATGAACGATTATGAAGATTATACTTGTACCGATGCTGATGCCGGGAAACAGTTATTAGCTTACCTCGAATATGAAATAAAGAGAGAGTCTGTAGATAGAAATTGGAAAAGATGGGCTAAGTTAAGAATAGAAAATTTGAAAGCGGGAGGTGCGTGATGGATAAAGCTACTAAAATATATTTAGACGAGGTGAACGAACGTCTAGATGAGTACCGTAAAGACGAATGGCATTCTATGATACCACTATCTGAAGAAGGTGGAGTAATCGCTGACGACTTAGTTGATTTCGCTATACCAAAACCAAAAGAAGGATATCCTGAAAAGGCTGATTACGTATTACTTATTAACGAAGAACGCAAAGGTTTCACTGAAGCCGACGTTATAGGTACTACAGTTATACAGTCAGTTGATTATCTTTACCATATACTGAAAATTGGAGACGGTCATGGGTTCATGGCTTCGATTACTAGGATTGATAAAAGCCCTAACAGGGAGACAGTATGAGTGATTGGAAAAAACTAGCCGATACCGTTGAATATCAACAAGGATGGAATACTCGCGACACAATGGAAGATAAAACTTTACGAAAGTTTTCTGAAAGTTGTGAATATTTCAATATAAATGATAATGTATATGTAGCGATTGCTACTATAGATGGACAGTTATATTTACTGATAGATTGGGAAGAAGATGCTGAAGCAGAACATACTGAAAAAACTGTAGCGTTTAGAATCGGTTTATAAGATAGTTTCCCTAAAAGCTGTCTTTGCCCTCGCCTCGTGCGGGGGTTTTTTATGTCTATTAAATCTATGTGTATTGTTATCTGGTAAAATAAAAAAGTTTTTGTAAAAAGTTTCTCAAAACTACTAATATCTCTAATATACTAATAGAATCAATCTACAAGTCTCTTGGTTACTCGATTCGTTGTTTTATCAAAACTAATAGAATTCTATTACTCTATTAGAAATTATAGGTAAGATACCTAGAGGGCATGAGAAAACTATATAAAAGAGTTGTTTTATAATAAGATTGTAATATCACTTGGGAGACCAGAGGAGCTACAATGAAACAACTAACATATACTTCATTATTACCAACAGAAGACGGTAATGGATTTGTTGACGCCAACGGTAAGATTTGGCAACCACTTAACTCAAAGCAGAAGAAGTTTTGTAAAGAATACTTCAAAGGACAAACAGCTACTGAATCCGCGATAAAAGCAGGGTATACGAAGGACAGGAAGGGGGCTAAGACACAAGGCAGTGTATTACTCAATCATAACCCCGTTGTACGAAACTACCTCATCGACTTGGAAATCGCAGCCTCTCAGAAGGACGCAGTTTCTCTAGAGAATCATTTGTCCACTCTACACGACCTAAGAGAAGAGGCGAAAGACCAAGGTCAGATATCCGCTGCCATCACAGCCGAGGTCCATCGAGGCAAAGCTGGTGGACTCTACATCGATAGACGAGAAATACTGACCGCAAAGATTGATATGATGTCGAAGGACGACCTACTCACTCGACTCGAAACACTGATTAAGAAACGAGCGACGGATTCAAATATAATAGAGGGAGACTTTGCATCCAAAGAAGTTTAATTACTTTTGGTTGCAATCTGCTGTTCTTTATACTGCTTTACTTTGGTACCAATCAGGGCTATAATGATTGTACTAAGTAGGTAATTTCGCCACTTAGCTAGAAAGGAGAAAGATATGATAGATAAAAACTATAAAGCTGGAACTCAAAGAGGTTCTGCAAACTACGATGCAGTGATTACGCTCATCGCTACACCTACGGGGAAATTTCCACCTCAGGCTGGAAAGATTATCGAGGCTTTAGTTGCTGCGAAAGGTAATACTTTAACAGTAGGTGAGTTGGTCGGGACCGATGGTTCTACTGAAAGTGCGTTAGATAAAGCTGGATTAAAAACAGTCCAGACTCCTAACGATATATGGACTCACTACAAAGCAAGACTTGTAGAAGAAGGACTGGTTACAATTAGCTAATAGCTGACTGGTACCAAAGGGCGACTTCGGTCGCCTTTTTTGTGCCTGCTCTACTCTACTCTATCACTCTACTCTATCCCTCTGCTCTATCGCTCTACTCTATCCCCATCCCTTTCCCTCTACTCTATCACTCTATCAATCAATCAATCCGCTCAGTCGTTCTAATCGCGGTTTTGTTTCCCCGTCCCGTCGTTCGCGTCCGTCTTAAATTCTAACTAACTTAACTAACTTATATAGGCTAACTAACCTAATATAATTAATTTAATTAATTTAACTAATACTATTGTATTGACTATAGAATGGTATATACTAGTTTATAAGATAGGTTAAAAGGGTACTTATCTTAATTAAACTATAACCCTTAGGAAAATAGAATTATGAAAACTAACGATAAAATGAAAGCAGTATTAGATAACTTAGCTAAAGCAAAAGCACCTAGAGGTGGCACCTCTTGTTCAATTAGTGTAGACCTTAAAGTGTCATTAATTGACGGCGTTGATACATCTAACTTACCTAAACAGGTACAACTAATCACTAACTATATTAGTGCTTTAGGTGGTACTGCAACTGTGCATGACATCAATGAGCTAGGTAATTTAGCTACAGGTTTACAAGCATGGGCAAGGAATGACGGCACACCTTATGAGCAATCACCACAACGAGTCTTAGCTCACTACTTTAATAAGTGTACAGGTGCTGTTGAGTGGTCTGATAAAAAAGGTATTAAAGCTGTGATTACTAGCTAAGCTAACCTAACCTAACTAAGGGCTACTTATGTAGCCCTTTTTTTGTGCCTATAATAAAACCCCTATACCCCCCTATTGACTTGTGCGGAGCCTGCCCTCCGCCACACCTTAGGTTCGCGTCCTTGGTTGCAACTACTTTACAAATAAGTCCCTAGTGAAAAAAATTTTGCGAAAAAAATTTTTGCGTTTATACTTTTGATATGGGATTTAAGTTAAGCATGATTCTCGGAGTCCTATTGGTAGCTTCTTTGGCAGGTTCTAAATACCTGTTCGACCAATTATCGCAATCTAAAGCTAATCAAATAGTTTTAGAAAATAAAATAACCGAACAAAATGATTCAATCAAACAATACCTAGCTAAACAAGAACAACTATCCGCGGACCTCGGTAAGTTGGAATCGCAAAAACAAGACGCTCTCCGTGAAGTCAATAAATTAAGACAAACATTTGCTAAGCACGATTTAGATAACCTTGCGTTAAATAAACCAGGATTAATAGAAAAGATTGTTAATAAAGGCAGTAAACAAGTCATGGATGACTTAGTAGACCTAACTTCGGTCCAGAAGGAAACCCCCTCTAATGAATAAACCCTTCCATTTAGTTCTACTAAGCTCATTCTTCTTTATAACAAGTTGTTCCCTATTACCAACTAAACCTGTTGAAGTAAATACTATTGCCTTACCTGCCCCTATGTACCACCCACCACTGCCCATGGAAATACAAGCCGTTGGTGTTGAATGGAAAGTCCTAACTCCAGAAATCATGGAAGAATATTTAAAGTTAGTACAAGAAGGTAAAGCTCCTGCTGTTGCGTATTATGCGTTAACCACCCCTCAATACGAAAACTTATCGATGAACATGGCTGAAATAACACGGTATACTAAAGATATCCTGTCTATAGTTGAATATTATAGGGAATACGATAACGACGAAAAATAATTCGCGGACCAAGGACACCGACCCTAAGGTTAACTCATTTACTTTATTTTAACGTTTTACTTTGCAAACTACCGTTAGTTAGCATATACTTAGCAAATGGATAAGGGTAATTTAAAAATAGAAGAAGACTCTTACTTCGATTTATTAAAATCATTAAACCTAGATTTACAAGAACTAGATTCAGATTTATTAGAAGAAAAATTAACTAATTCTGTTTTAAAACGAATAGGGGCTCCCGTTTCTAAAAAAGGTTTAGAATATCGATTAGGGGATGAAGACGGATTAAGTTTTTACATAAACCCTAAAAACGACTCGTTAGGCTTTCGATTTGCTAAAAATTTTTCAAATGGCGGAGACATTGGCACAATATCACCTATCCCTCCGTCAACCTCACCATTGATGGATAGAATTTATAATTATATAAACCAACCATTAAATACTGAAGACCCTATACAAAATCTTGTATCAGGCGTAGCCGAGTTTATTCCAGGAATATCTACTGAACTAGCTAAACGTAGAGGAGATAAATTTGGAGAAGCCTTATCTTATTTAGACTATCTGGGAGCAGGGGGTGCAAAATTAGCTTTAAGTCCTTTTTTAATAGCTAGACGAAAAGAAATACAACAAACTCTTAAGACTTTTGACGAAGACCCAATATTAAAAGGTAATGAAACTGTTAGAGATTCTCTTAAGAAAGAACTAGACCAAATCAATAAAACAGAAGCAGAAGAATTAAGAATAGCAAAACAATACGATGAGTTTGTAAAAGACCCTACAAAATTTGGAAAATCACAACCTACAAAAGAAATAGCAGATTCTACAAAGAAAACAGGCAGAAACGAACCTGTTCCTAAAAATATGCTACGAGATATGCAAGCCGATTACATAAAATCAAGAGGAGGTCCAACAGAAATACCTCCTGTTTTATACGACCGAAGAAGTATCGATGATGAAATTTTAGATTTTGATAAAGCTGTTTTACGCGGAGATTATAAAAGAACACCAAACAACCCAGACTTGTTAGAATTA